GCGGATGATCGAAGCCGGTTGTTAGCTTGCCCATGTTGACAAGTGCGCGCAGTTCTCCGGCTTTATATGCGCGAATGCGACTGTCGTTTTCTTTTGGCTTTAGCTTTGAATGCACCGCAAGCGCATCAATGCCGAAGCTTTGCAGCATCGCGGCGGCATGTTCGGCATTATCAACCGACTGCGTAAATAAAAGCCATGCGTTGCGCTGTTGCTCAAGTCCGTATTGAACTGTCTCGCGTACTGCGTCGTATAGGATCTTCTCGGCTTCGTTTGACGCTTGCTTGTTGTTGAAGTCGCCACCAACAAGGCCGACGTTCTGCATATTCATCGTTACCGATGTTGGCTTCGGAATCAGCGGAGACAAGAAGCCTTCGGCGATTAGACGGTTGAACGCTTCAACGCCCGTAACGTCGTAAATGATATGAGTAAAGATGCCGCCTTCGGTAAGCATGCCAAGCTTTAGACGATAAGGCGTCGCGGTAAATCCAATAACGACAAGATAAGGATTGATCTTGCGCAACTCCGCAATGACGTAATTGTATTCGGTGTCTTCTTCGGGGCTCAGCAAATGGCATTCGTCGATAATCAGCAAATCACGCCATCCGAAATGACGCATATGTGCCGGTCGGCCGTCGTCAAACTGATTCGACTTTTCAATCGCATTAGCGACAGACTTAACGCCGCCGAATACGATTGGCATAATCATGTCGCGGCTATTCAAGCCGGCGGAGTAAATGCCGAACGGCGCGGTCGGCCACAATTCATGCAACTTTTCGGCGTTCTGTTCGATCAACTCTTTTACGTGCGTCAACATCATTACGCGCTTATCCGTCCACATTGAATATATGGTTCGGATAAGACGCGCAATTGAAAACCCTTTGCCTGTTCCGGTCGGCATCGCGACAATCGGATTCCCAGGCTTTCCGGTTTGCAAATGGTCAAGTAAGACGAACTCCGCTTCGTCTTGATACCAACGCCGATTATACATTCTGCGTAACGGCCTTATATTCTCCGCAAGCCTGCGGAATAAAGTCACGCGGAATAATGCCGTCGTTTACTTGGCAATACCATTCGCCGCCGGGAACAGGTGACGCGAAAATGCAGCTTCGGCAATTGCGTTCTGGCACTGCGCCTTTATGGCAAATGTCCTTCGCCGCGCAATACTGGCAATCGCGGAACGTCGCGCTTTCCGATAGGCGCGGCGGCGGAGTTTGCGACCGAATAATAAGTTCGGCTTTGTCTCGCATTTGTTGGCCTAGATTCCAATCCAGCTTTACAACTTCGACATGCAAATCGTCATCGTTCTTGTTGATATTGAAATATGCGGCATAACGCAGCTTGTAAGCGTCGTCACTGCCATACGTTGACGTTTGTGCGAAGTGTTGCGGCTTTGCAAGCGGCATGCCTTCGGTAAGAAGCTTGTTGAATGTCGCGCCTGTACCGTTTGTCTTGAATTCCGCAAGCATCCATTCGTCGATGCCGTAATGCGGCGGCAATTTCACAATGCCATCAAGCGAGCCGCCGAAGTGACCGCCGACAGCCGACACGCGGTATTGTGGGAATTCAATTCCTTGCAGCTTCGCACGGCCGACGTGTATTTTGTCGTTGATGTCAACGGCGCATGACAAGCCGTCGCCTTCGTCGCTGTCATCCTTGCGAATCCAATACGAATCCGACTCGGCGTGATACATAAGGCCGGCGCGGTTTTCGTAATGAATTTCGCAGCCGATCCCCTCAAGCCATTCAATATAGCGCGCTTCTTCACGATGCCCACGATTGAACAGGCGTTGTTTACGCGCATGATTCGTTACCGTTTCGGCTGTCTCATGGAAACACCAACGGAAAATAAACCAAAGCTTGCGCTTGCAGCTTTCGCCGATCAACGACGCGCCCAGGTGCCAACGATGGCCGCCGTCGTATGTGTCAATGCAATAACGGTCGATGTCGTCTTTAATGCGACGCGCGACTAAGGAGCCGACACCGACGTCACTTAGCTTTAAGGTTTCTTCCGCGCTTGAATCGGTTTTCGGTTTCGGCGTGGCGGCGTTGTTGCTCGTTGTTGCGAACAAGTCGTTTCCGGTCTTTTTCATCGTTCTTCGCCTTTCGACGCAACAGCGCCTTTGCGGTGTTTTTAAGATAGTCCGCCGACAAAGTAGCGACGTCCCGTAATTGATCTTTGCTAAGCCACGAAATATGACATTGGGTATGTTCGATGCCAAGTTCACGCGCGAGCCAGTGATATGCTTTGGAGCGTGACATAAAGCCTTCACGCCAAAGCCGGTCGAATTCGGCATGCGCTTTCATTCGAAGTGTACGCGTCGGCTTGTCAGCCATTCGACCTAGCGGGGTTATCGTTCCTTTGTGACAGCCGACAGCGGCGCGACAATCCTGACAAAAATAAATCTTCGGCCAGTCGCCGTAAATGCGGCCGTATATGCGGTCGTTCGTCGTAAGAACTACGTTGCTTGAACAACAGTTGTCGCACAACTCCGGCGGCGGGAGTGCGTCTTTAACGTTCATTGCATCCGTTACCCCCATATAGAAAATCGCCGGAGCCGGTGAAGACTCCGGCGATTCGTTCGCCTACGTTTTAGCGGTTGCCCCAGCCGCCGCCAGTATTGCCGCCTTGGTTCCCGCCGCCAGTGTTGCCACCGCCCCAGCCACCGCCGGAACCGCCGCCCTGGCCCTGGTTGTTGCCACCATTGCCGCCACCCCAGCCTGCGCCGCCGCCCTGGTTCTGCGGGGGCTGTTGCTGGCCCTGGTTGCCGCCCTGGTTGCCACCGCCGCCCCAGCCGCCACCCTGACCGCCTTGACCGCCCTGCGCGCCCTGGTTCGTGCCACCCTGACCGCGCTGTTCGCCGTGCCAGCCTGCGCCGCCCTGTCCGCCGCCAGCGTTCGACGGCTGGGTCGGACCATTGTTCGGCGAATCCTTGCCCGGTTCGCCGCCGTTCGCGTACAACACCTTCTTGACTTCGGTGTAACCCTTCTCGGCGGCATCGGTGCCTTTCTGCAAGCCGACTTCGACCATGAAGGGAATGTTGTGAAATGCGGTCGTGTCGTCGGTCTGGAATACGCCGGTCGCATGGCACAACGCCGACAGCGAATGCCGCGCGATTTCGACGGCCTGGGCTGACTTGTTATACAGGTTCAAGCGCCACGTACCAGCCGCGCCCGCTGCGGGGCCATCGGTGACGCGCAGTTCGAAGGCGAGATAACCGCCGTCGTTGTTGCTGTTCGCCTTGATGTCCGAAGCTTCGATAATGACCGGGTGTTTGCCGACCGGCAGATTTCCGCCGCCGCTTTGTGTGGGGTCAACTTTGGTTGCGTCGAATACACCATCGATAAGCTTTGCCATAACTTCACCTTTTACGTTTGAATCTTTGCCTTTACGACGGCGGCAAAGTTGGCCGTTACTGCATTGCCTTTTGGATCAACAAGCCCAGGTCGGGCGGCTCCAATTCGGCAAGTCTTCCGCTACGGTCGCGGGCCATGATTTCGTCAGTGCCCTTCGTCCGTATTGCGACCTTCTTTCCAAGTCCCGGTATCGTGGCTTCACCGACGAACAAAATTTCGTCGTAAAGATGCGGAACCTTGATGTTCAAATCTTGACCCGGAAAGTACGGTTGATTTTGATAAGACATTTCGACAGAGAATTGCCCGCCTTCAACGACGACGTTTTTACCAACTTCGGCGCGCTGCATTTTGCAATTCATAAAGATATGCTTTTGCGGCATGAAAAACAACTTTGAAAAATCTTCCATGCAACTGCGGCTAAGTTCGCCGTACGCTTTGCGGCCGTCTTTGTTGCGCTTCAATTCGCGAGTCAAACGAATTTCGGCAAGCTGCGAACCGCTGTCGATGGCAAGCGAATCAAAGTTCTTCACTTCGGCCGATTGAAAGAACCAAGCGAAGAATTCTTCAATCTTCTCCGGCGTATACGCTTCCCAGGTTGGAATAAGCGAATCGCGCATCGACAGCAAACCCGGTTCGGTTGCGAGCAACACCGGGCGCGGCAGCGTATTAAGCATCGGCGTTTTACCGCTGCCGGGTTGGCCGTAGATCAACGCCTTTACGCCGTAGCGTTGGACAAGTTGTCCGGCCGGCTTTAGGTTAC